AGTGGGAACAGGAGCATCTATCTAATGGTAGATATACTCTTGAAATGGTCCGGATCGATGACAAAGTTAAAGAAGTCATTACAAAGATCAAGCTGGAAGAAGCAGCTATTGCCCATAGACAGAATACTGTTGAAGGAGCAGCTCCACAAGTTTCTGTAGCTACTTAATCAAAAGCTACATCGCTGAAATGCATAAATACCGTAGGATCTCTTGCACTCTACTAAAAACTGTTGTACAAATATCACACTATACAAATTAAAATAAATTAAATGTAGACGCGTATAGTCGACATCCCTAGGGACTACATTTAAATATTCTAGGAGGAATATTATGGCAACAACAACTTTTACAGGTCCAGTAAGATCTGAAAGTACACTTAAAACAGTAAGTAAAAACTCTAGTACTGGAGCAATTACTGAAGTCATCACTATGGGTGATGCACCAGTTGCATTAGGAGATGAAGACAAAACTCTTGATAACGCAACACATAGTGGAAGAACTCTTGTAGTTCCTGCACTTGCAGCTAACAGAACAATTACATTACCAGCTCCAGTTGCTGGTGCGCACTTTAAATTTATTTATGGTGGCGCTGCGGAAGAAGCAGAAAATTTAATTATAATAACACCAGGAAATACTAATTTCTTTATTGGTGGAGTTATTCATTTAGATTCAAATGCTGATAACGTATCTGTTTATTCTGATGGAAACTCTAACTCAAAACTAACTCTTACAGATTTTGGTTTATTTGAGATAAATATATTAGCTAAAGATTCTACTAACTACTATATTTGGGGTCAAGCAGAAGGCGCAGACGTACCTGCATTTGCAGATCAATAATAATAATTAATGTGAGGGCTTCGGCCCTCACAGTTTCTTAATTAAGGAGGGAAACATGGCAGACACAGTAACAGGACCAACTATCTTACAACAAAACGATAAGAGAGTTGTTATTAAAATAGTAAACCAATCAGACGGATCAGGTGGAACTACAGTTTTTGGAGATGTCTCAGCATTAGATGCTAGAGAAGATGGAACTGCAGTAGCTCATTTAGGATTACTTAGAGTTTGGTATTCATGTCAAGGTGGCGACGGAGGAGACTCTTATGCTAGATTAGATGAAGAAGATTCTGATGGAGATATTCCTATCATCGGATTAACTGGCGCAGGATATTGGGACTTTAGAGAATTTGGTGGAATACCAGCAGATAAATCTAGTAACAGTAATCAAAGTGATGTTAACTTTGTTGTACCAGGCGCAGCTGATTCTGGTAACATGTATACGGTTATAGCAGAGTTTCAAAAAATTTATTAAGGAGGGTAACTAATGGCCAATACAACTTCCGGCACAGTTACTTTCGACAAAACTTTTGCTGTTGATGATTTAATAGCAGAAGCATATGAGCGTATAGGTTCACAAGTAACATCTGGATATCAATTAAAATCAGCGAGAAGATCGCTTAACATTCTTTTTCAAGAATGGGGTAATAGAGGTTTACACTATTGGGAAGTAGCTGAAACTAATATTGATTTAATTGAAGGTCAAGCAGAGTATACTTTTTTTAGATCTACAGGTGATGGAACAAGTGCTAGCACAAATGCAACATCAGATGTTTATGGAGTTGCTGATGTTCTTGAAGCAACCTTTAGACAAAATAGAACTTCTACTTCACAATCAGATTCAGCAATGACAAAAATTGATAGATCAACTTATTCTAGTTTATCTGCAAAATTATCCAAAGGAACTCCCTCTCAATACTTTGTTCAAAGATTTGTAGATAAAACAACAATTACAGTTTATCCATGTCCAGATTCATCAGCTGCATCTAAAGATATGCATATTTATTATGTAAAAAGAATACAAGATGTAGATTCTACTTATACAGATGCAACAGATGTACCTTATAGATTTGTACCTTGTATGGTATCAGGGTTAGCTTTTTATTTAGCACAAAAATTTAATCCACAAATGACACAAACAATGAAGTTATATTATGAAGATGAATTAGCAAGAGCATTGCAAGAAGATGGATCTTCTTCAAGCACTTTTATAACTCCTAAAACTTATTACCCAGGAACTTAATGGCACAAGCAAGAGGAAAATACGCAAAAGCAATATCTGATAGATCAGGATTAGAGTTTCCATATAATGAAATGGTTAGAGAATGGAATGGTCATTTAGTTCATAAATCAGAATTTGAAGCTAAGCATCCACAATTAGAATTAAGATCTAGATCAGGAGATGCACAAGGTTTATTTAATGCAAGTCCAGATAGAGAAGAAAGTGAAGTCGCAAGACCCTTGGGACCAGATCCTTTTGAAACTATTTCAGCATCATCAGGTATTATAAATGTATTTGAAAAATCTCATGGTAGATCAACAAGTGACACTGTAAGATTTAGAGGACCAATATATACAACATCTGATCCAGATGCTTTTCAAAACCCTGTTGGTTTTGATGGTATTACAGGAGCTAATTTAGCAAAAGCTGCAGGATATTCTATTACTGTTGGTAAAAGAGATTCAAGCGGAAACATTACAAACACAGCAGATTTCTATCACTTTACTGTCGATACAAACACTGCTACAACAGGTGGTATATCAGGAGGAGGCAATAGTTGTTCGGCTGGTCCAGCAACATTGACAGCTTAATATGGCAGGAATAAGTGCATCAGGATTAAAAACACAAATAAGAAGTTACACAGAAGTAACAAGCACTGTTTTATCAGATAGTGTATTAGAAAATATAATATTAAATGCACAATACAGAATTTTTAGAGATGTGCCTATTGATGCAGATAGAAAAACATCTACAGGTAATTTTACATCTGGAACTGGTACTGTAACTGTGCCAGCAGGAGCTGTTTTTGTTAGAGCAGTGCAAGTCTATACTGCAACTGGATCTACTTATACTGGTGCTAACACTTATTTAGAAAAAAAAGATTTAACATTTTTAGAAGAATATATTTCAGCAACTACATCTACTGGAACACCAAAATATTATGCAATGTTAGATACAGGAGCGACTGGAGAAAGTTCATCAAACTCTGGTTCTATAATTGTATCACCAACACCAAGCGCAACATTTGCGTACAAAATACACTACAATGCAGTGCCAGGTATATTTGAAAATAATGACACTAATTATATTAGTATGAATTTTCCAAATGGTCTGCTATATTGTTGCTTAGCAGAAACTTATGGTTTCTTAAAAGGCCCAGCTGATATGCTGCAATTATACGAACAAAAATACCAACAAGAAGTACAAAAATTTGGAGGAGAACAAATAGGTAGAAGACGAAGAGATGATTACACAGACGGAACAGTAAGAATCCCAGTGCCTTCTAGAACACCTTAAGGATTAAATTATGGCATCATCATTTTCAGATCTTGGTATAGAACTAATGGCAACCGGCGAGAATGCCGGTACATGGGGAACAAAAACTAATACCAACTTACAAATAGTAGAAAAATCAATTGCTGGTTATGTAGAAAAAGCAATTACTAGTGGTGGAACTACAGCATTAACAATTACAGATGGCGATGCAACAGAATCTACATCAGTTGCAAGGCATGCTGTTATAAAATTAACAGGAACAATAACAGGAAATTCTATTGTAACTGTTCCAGATTCAATTGAAAAAGTTTACATTGTAGTAAATGGAACTTCAGGTGCTTACACCGTACAATTTAAAACTGCATCTGGAACTGGTATAACTTTTGGTACAACTGATAAAGGAACTAGATTATTATTTTCAGATGGAACAAATATTGTTGATACAGGATTTTCAACTTCTGTTGCTGCTGATGATATTTCTACAGGTGATGCTGCAGTTACACTTGCAACATCAAGTGGTGATATAACTTTAGATGGACCATCAGATATTATTTTAGACGCTGATGGTGGAGATATATTTTTTAAAGATGGTGGCACAACATTTGGTAGTGCTACAAATACATCCGGTAATTTAATAATTAAATCAGGCACAACTACTGCTGTAACTTTTAGTGGTGCTAACGCAACAGTTGCTGGAAACTTATCTGTTGGTGGAGACTTTGATGTTACAGGGAGTCTTGATTTTAGTGACGCTAATATTACAAACGTTGGATCAATAGCTCTTGATACAATTACAAATGATGGCACAGATATTACTTTAGATTCATCGGGAGATATTGTTTTAGACGCAGATGGTGCAGATATATTTTTAAAAGATGCTGGAACTACTTATGGTAGTCTAACTAATTCAAGTGGTAATTTAATTATCAAATCTGGAACTACAACAGCTTTAACTTTTAGTGGTGCTAATGCTACAATAGCTGGAGATCTTACAGTATCTGGTGATGATATTACTATGGGTACAAATACTGCAGGTAATTTATTAATTGCAGATGGTACAAACTTTAATTCTATTGCTGTAGGTTCATTATCAGAAATATCTACAGTTGCTAATGATGATGTATTTTTAGCAGTTGATACTTCAGGTGGTGGTCTTAAAAAAATTGCAAGATCAGCAGTAGTAGCAGGACTTGCTACATCTTCAGCTTTATCAAATGTAGTAGAAGATACATCACCTCAATTAGGTGGTAATCTTGATATGAATGGTCAAGATATTGTTACTACATCAAATGCAGATTTAGAATTAGCACCAAATGGTACAGGACATGTAACTGTTAAAGGTAATACAAATTCAGGTGCCATACAACTTAATTGTGAGTCTAATTCTCATGGGCAAATTATAAAAGCACAACCTCACTCAGCAGGTGTTACAAATGAAATGTTATTGCCAGATGGTTCTAGTTCAACTTTAGTATCTCTCGTAGCTACACAAACATTAACAAATAAAACTTTAACTACACCTGTAATTGCAGAAATAGATTCCGGTTCTACAATTACGCTTGATGCAACTACAGATATAGTTTTAGATGCAGGTGGTGGAGATTTTAATTTTAAAGATGATGGCACAGAAATATTAAGAATATCTAACTCATCTAGTGATGTAATTATTAGACCAGTTGTTGATGCTAAAGATATTATATTTCAACAAGCAGATGGAACAGAAGTAGCTAGAATAGAAGACAACGCTACTTTTAATGTTGTAACAGGTAAATTAGCTATAAATGGTACAGCTATTACGTCAACAGCAGCAGAGCTTAATTTACTTGATGGTGTTTCTGGATTAGTACAAGCAGATTTAACAAAATTAGCAGCTGTAGATTCAACAGCGGCAGAACTTAATATTGTAGATGGTGGAACATCTGCAACAGGTACAACAATAGTAGATGCAGATAGGGTTGTATTAAATGATAATGGTACAATGGTTCAAGCTGCAATGACTGATATAAAAACATATTTGAGCAGTGCAGGATTTAGTACGGATGATCCAACAGCTCTTGCAATTGCTTTAGGATAATATATAAAACAAAAAAGGAGATAAAATATGGCAAATACGTTTCGAGTAGTGACTTTCGCAGCAGAACCAAACTCTGCAGGGACTCCGTATACAATGTATACAACGCCTTCGAGCACCACTACAGTAGTCATAGGTTTAATCTTAACTAACATCAACACAACTTCTGTTACAGCAGAAGTAGAACTGGTTAGTGATACAGCAACAACAGTAAACACTGGAGCTGCTGCAGCTAACGGAACTTCATTTTTAGTGAAGGACGTGAACATTCCCGCGGGGAGTTCTTTAGAGGTCTTAACGGGAGGCAAAGTTATCTTGCAGACCACTGATGTACTTCGAGTTGATTGTTCGGTTGCAGATAAGCTTTCAGGCACGTTGAGCATTATGGAGATAACGTAAGATGGCCTATATTGGGAATCAGCCTACAGACAACTTCGTTACTTTTGCTACGCAGAATTTTTCTACGTCGGCAACATCTTCCTATACTTTAGATCATGCAGTAAGTAATGAAAATGAAATTGCACTTTTTATAAATAACGTACGTCAACATCCAGGATCTGGTAAAGCATATACTGCTACAGGCACTGCTTTAACGCTATCAGAAAATACAGCGTCAACAGATGTTATGTATTGTATTTTTTTAGGTAGAGCTATTCAATCAACAGTACCATCAACTAATAGTATTACAGCTGCAATGGTTAGTAATGATTTAATATCTGGCAAAACTGCTTTAGCGTCTGAACCCGCAGACACTGACGAATTCCTTGTGTCAGATGCGGGTACTCTTAAAAGAATTGACTACAGTTTAATCAAAGGCGGTGGAAAAATTGGACAAATAGTTTCAACAAATAAAACCGATACATATAGTGCAAGTGTAGCAACTGAAGCAGTTTCTGGTATTGTTACTGGACTTACAGTTGCAATAACTCCTAGTGCAAGTTCATCAAAAATTTTAGTTTTTTTAAATATGGCTGCAAGTGCAGATGGAGAACATGGATTGCGTTTTCAACTTTTTAGAGATACTACTCAAATTGATTTAGGAGATGCTGCTAGTAGTAGAAAAAGATTATCAAAAGGACCAATTCAAAATGGCGGTGGAGCAAGTTATATGTCAATGATGAGTACAAATTTTTTAGATTCACCTAGTTCTACTTCAGAATTAACCTATGGAGTTAAAATTGGTCATACTTCTAGTTCTACTAAATCTATGTATGTAAATAAATCACATGATGATCCTGATGATGCTTCTTATGGAAGAAATGCTTCAACAATTACAGTTATGGAGGTATTAGCATAATGGCAAATTTACACAAAGGAATTAGAGCAATTCATAATAATGTTGTTACAATTAATGGAGATACACAAGAAGATATTATTGCTTGGGATAAAGATGGAAATACTGTCAGTATTAATTGGACAAATGTAAATGCTTGGGAAGATCCAGATCAATACAAATATAATAGAGCAAAAGAATACCCATCCGTACTAGACCAGCTCGACAAAATTTATCACGAGGGCATAGATGAATGGAAAAAAGTAATTAAAGCTACTAAAGATAAATATCCAAAGGAGTAACACATGGCTCTTTCTAAAGTGGATTTTAATAACATAAACGTTACACCAACAGCTAGTAAAAAAATTAAATGGAATTCTAGTGCTAATGGTTTTGAAGCAGGAGATGTTGGAGGTAGTATGGTATTACTATCTACACAGACTGCATCAAGTTCATCTGCAATATCTTTTACATCAGGAATTGATAGCACCTATGATGAGTATGTGTTTAAGTTTTATGATATACACCCAGCTACTGATGGTGCTTACCTAACATTTCAATCAGATACTGGAACAAACACAAGTTATAATCAAACAATTACATCTACATTTATTTATGCACAAAATGATGAAGCTGATACTGATACAACTCTTGCATATGCTACTTCAAGAGATCAAGCAAATGGCACTGCATTTCAACCAATATCTTTAAGTATTGATAATGATGGTAATGATAGTAGTTTTTCTGGGCAACTTCAAATTTTTGCTCCATCTTCTAGTACATATACCAAACAATGGATGTCAGTAGGTAATGAAGTAGGAAATGGTTATTATAATTATCACACACATGCTGGTGGTTGGTTTGACACAGCAACTGCTTTAACAAGATTTCAATTTAAAATGTCATCAGGGAACATAGATAGCGGAGTAATAAAATTATATGGAGTTTCTTAATGGCAATATCTAAATTTAATTATAATAGTTTTAATGTAACACCTGTTGCAGGTGCAGCGTTAACGTTTGATGCAGACGCTGATGGTTTTTCAACAGGGTCATCTACAGCTCTAACACATATTAAAACCCTAAGTGGTACTAATACTTCTACAATATCATTTGTGCATGGAACTTCAGATGTAGTTTTAGATAATACATATCCTGTTTATGTGTTTAAATTTTTTAATATGCATCCAGAAACAGCAGATAGACAGTTTATGTTTCAAGGAAGTATAGATACTGGATCAAATTACAATGTGGCTATGACTACTACTAATTTTTATAGTTATTATGCTGGTGG